TTCCTTGGCGAACATTGCGATTTGTTCTTTGGTGGGTTTTGATATTCCAGCATCTTTCAACGCCTGCTCTGCCTCTGCGGCAGTCATCACAAGTGGATTGGCGTATGTATTCAATGCTGTTTTTGTGCCAACCTCCGGGCCTTCTTTCGTGAACATCGCAATTTGTTCTTTAGTAGGCTTAGATATTCCCGCATCTTTTAGCATTTGCTCCGCTTCAGCGGCGGTAGTAACAATTGGATTGGTGTAAGTAGCGGCAGATTTTTGTGTTTCTGTTTGTAAACCCTCCTTGGTGAACATTGCAATTTGCTCTTTGGTTGGCTTCGATATGCCAGCATCTTTTAAGATTTGCTCTGCTTCAGCGGCGGTAGTAACAAGCGGGTTAGCGTATTTAGTCAAAGCCAATTCAGTATCTTTTTGTAAACCTTCTTTGGTAAACGTTGCAATCTGCTCTTTGGTCGGCTTAGATATACCAGCGGCTTTTAATAGTTGCTCAGCTTCTGCGGCGGTAGTCACCAAGGGGTTAGCATAAGTGTTTAAAGCAGTCTCCGTAGCCGCCTGAGAGCCTTCTTTTGTGAACATTGCAATTTGTTCTTTTGTAGGCTTAGTTATGCCAGCGGCTTTTAAAAATTGCTCAGCTTCAGCCGCAGTAGTTGCAAGAGGATTGGCAAATTGGTCAATTTCTTTAAAAATGTCTGCTTCGTTCCCCTTTTTGACAAACTGATTAATCTGAGCATCAGTTGGCTTGGAAACACCATTTTCAATAAGGCGCTGTTTGGCTTCATCTTTAGTTATTGCCTTTTGATCTCCGTAATCAGATGCAGCTTTGTTAACGTTTGCTTGTGTTTTATCTTTTGGCTGGTTAATAGCATTTAGAAGTTCTTCAATGCTAGGAACATAGCCCTGATCCTTCATTGCATTTAAAGATCCAGTAATCAGATCATCAACTTTAATGTTTGGATTTGATTTTTGTATTGCTTGCAATACATCGTATTTAGTTTCATCAAACTCAGGAACGTAATCCAACTGGTCAGTGTCAGACCTGTCAAGCAGTACATGAACAGCCGGGAGTTCTGGCAAGCCATCAATTATTGGAGCATTTGACGTATCTATAAGCACACTTCCATCGGGAAGCCGAGTCATGAACCTTGGATCTATTACAGTCTGAAACGCAAGCTTTGCTATTTCTGTTGACTTAGTTGGATCTGTTTGTTCTTTCTTAAAAGCATCCACAATTTGCGTGTATGCCTTGACCGTTTCCAGTTGCATTGCTTCTGGCTTTGCGCCTTCAAACTTAGCAATGTCTGCGTCCGTAGGTGTATAGCCTGTACCCTTAAACGCATCGGTGACTTCTTGCTTTGTTGTGTACTGAGCATCAGCTTGCTTTTGAATATCAGCAAGCGCAGTAGCCTCATCAAAATTTGTTTTGACGTACTTTGAAATGATGTCTGCCGTAGGATTAGTAATACCTTCCTTGGCAAAAATGTCCTTGACCTCTTGTGCATCCACCGATCTAGAATCAACAACAGCATTGGTTGCGCCTACTGCGTCTTTTGACTTGCCGTAAGCTGTAGCTGCCGCAGTGATGTCGGCGGTTGTAGGAGTCAGGCCAGCATCTGTAAGCTTGCCTTTAAAGTAATTATTGAGGTCAGTGCTGGATACTGCAACAGGCTTTCCGTCATAGGTAAAAGACGATTGCCCCGATTCAATTGCCTTGGCAGATTTTTCACCAACAACAAGATTTTTAATATCCGTATTGAGCGTATTTCCTGATGAGTACAAGGCTAATTTTGTTGCTTCAGCCTCAGTCAGGTCACGACCAAGTTCTTTCTTGGTGGCAGCGTTACCATCAGAAACATTCTTGTATGCCTGAATACCGGAACCAATAGCTCCATACACCAACTCTTTTGTTGGGTCTTTTCCTGACAGCGCCCCTTTTAAGGTGGTATTGATTGCTTTTTGAGATGCAACAGGCAGCTTGTCAAAACCTGCGTATTGACTTGTAATGAGGTTTACACCAGCAGCAACACCGCCAGCCGCAATAGCAGCCATCGGATCTTTACCTTGGATTATGGCGATACCAGCAGCAGATGTGGTGTTGGCAATTACTTGTTTGGTTGCTGTGCTGATTGTTGCATCAGCTAAACCTGCCGATACTGTTTTTGCAAGCTCAGTGCCGCCCAATTGGAAAGCGGCAGACTTAGCGGCGGCATTTATATCGCCGCCATTTACGGCGGTGTTAAGCACCACGTTACCGATAAACTCCGCAGCCATTGCGTTTGTAACACCCATTGCACTGCCAAGTGCAAGCCCAGCCCCGCCGGTGTAAACATTCAAAGCTAGAATAGCCAGCGATTTTGGATCTTGAAGAAGCTGAGTTACGGTCTTGCCAACATTACCAAGCGTGTCATCAATCAAATCACCAACATTATTGGCGGTGTCTTCAACTAAATCTTTTGCACCTTCTACTATTTTAGATATAAATCCCATTATAAAATTACCTCCGCACGGAATCCATCATCAGTTTTTGATATACGGAATTTATATTTGCCGGTAAAGAACTTTTCAATCAGATGAGATACCGCCGGGTTCTTGTATGGTGTAAACGCTTTTGCGTAGCCAAGCTTCTTTGCAAGCTCTAAGAACTTCAAAACATTGGCGGCAAGATTGCTTGGCGTATCAGCGTTATAACAATGAAACTCGCAGGAATCTTTACCAACTGTTTTAAGAATAATCAGCGTATCACCTTCCCTGACCAATCTTGCATTGGCGTTTTTTATTTCGTAATTCATGCGCTGTAAAGCTTGGACAAAAGTTATGTCCTCTTGGTTATGCTCAACATCGTATCTAAGGATTTGTTCTGGTGTCATGGTATTACGCTGCTGGCAAAGATGAAACAAATGACATGGTGGCTACCACAGATTGAGTAGACGGCTTGGTTGGTGTGCCGGAAGCGGCAATATGCTGGATGCTTACAGCAGTATTGGGTATAGACCAGTAAATCTCAATGTGATCTCCCGCCGCCATACTTAAAAAATAGTTCCAGCCAATAATTGTGTGTCCGTCCGTTCCGGCGTGTCTGTTTGGAACAGATACAAAGCCAGTTGAACCCGGTATATCTACCCCGTTTTGTTTTAACCAAATATAGACATCTTGAAAGGCTGTGTCCGTGTTTTGGAATTGAGCGCTAAATTGCAAGTTGTATATACCAGCGTTTTCAACCGTAATCTCTGACGAGTCTATAGATACACCATTGGTAAAATCCGTAGTGTTTAACGTCATCAGCGTAGCTGTATTTGCAATAGCGGTTTGATCTTGATCGCTGGAGAAAGCGCCGTAGGGAAAGTTAATATACCTGCCGCCCTGTGCCTCCAACAAAATACCAAGCGCAGAATCAATCTGGTTGAAGTACAGCCTTAAGATATTCCTGAACTGATCCTCGTCATTGCTGGCGTAATTTAATGACGCATGGGGCAGCGCAGGTGCTTTAAACCTGTTGATGAATCGGCTTATGAACGTAGCCATTAACGTCTGCCGTCCTGCTTGATGTCCAGCCTTGGAGAACCAAGTTGCCAAGTCACGCCTGTAGCTGTTGACCTGATTTCCATTGCTATCTGCCGCCCACGCACACGGGTGTAGATCTGCCCGGTAAATTCTTCGATTGGTAACACTGCCGTTCTGGTTACTGTGGCACTGCTATCCCCGCCCACTGAGGCTGGTGAGTTATACCCAGAGCCAGAGTTTTGCATGGGCTTCAAGTACATGATTACCTGCGGGCTTGCAGCCGTAGATCCACGGAACGTAATGTCCGGCAGCACACGCCACACAAAGCCAAACCTATCGCCATCATCCAAGTCAAACTCAGCAGAGGTTATAAATGCTTCGATTGCAGTAGTCGTAGCCGTAGCGTTATCATCTACGCCGCTTTCATGATTGACAATGTTCAAGTCATAAGTTGCACCTATTGGATACTCTCTTAGGCCGCTGTCCAGCCATGCTGAGCGAGCCATAGATCCGTAGTACCAAGCACCTTGGGCTTGGTTTTCCATGTAGTTGTACACCACATAGCTGTCCACTACAGTGCTTGTGCCTGAGCAGTAGAACCACCAGATCTCATTAAAGCCTTCGTTTGTTCCAGCAAACACTTGCGGGAACTGAGACTTGTTAATGTTGTCAAAGACAAACTGCCTTAGATCGCAATTCAATGTCTGGGTGCGCCCGTTGTACATATAGAACTTGTCCACACCCATCCAGTAAGCCACGCCGTTGGCATAAGCCACTGCGTTCTGACCGGCAATGGAAGTGTTATCACCTACGATCTGCACAGACCAAACTACTGGCGAACCCTGATATTGAAGAGAGTACAAAGATGAATCTGTCCACACCAATATCTCTTGACGAGCCTGTATGGAGGTGATTATTTCTGAGCCGTGCGACAGGTATGTAAATCCAGCCTGAACTGTTGCGCTTGGAGTCCAATTCACCGGATCGCCTTGGTCAGACCAGCGAATCAGCATAGGATTGAAAGTGGAAGAACCAAGCTCTGTTGCGCCAAAAGCAAAAACAAAACGGCTGGAATCTGATACCAGTAAGCAGCTTTGCTGTATAGG